TTTAATGTTGTATAAGTTGTTGCATCAGGAGCTAAATATAAACTTATAGTTGGTGTTGTTTGTCTATCAACATAATACTGTGATGGTTGTCCTGTTTGTAATTTATTTGGAAGTGCAGCATAAGCTGATCTGTCAATTTTTGTTAATGAGATATCATTTGTTGATGAAGTATTTCCTGCTGCATTTGTTGTAGAGATATATGCTTCAAGAACATCGTTTACATCTGTATCTACAGTGTATGTAGCAGTTCCTGCAACTAATGCTTTTTCATTTAATTTAACTTTCCAAAGGTGAATACCTCTGTTGCCCCATTCTGAAAATAAAAGATTTAAACTTCTTCTTGCACTACGTAGGTCATTTCCACTATTAGTCCGCATACCACATCGTTCGTATGCTTCTTCAATAATGTCATCGATCTGAAGATCGAATGATGTAGTTCCTGACGTAGCCATAATTCATTACATTAAGTCTTTGTAATAATCCAAAGACTTTCCTGGTATTAAGTTTTCATCTTGAAGGCCTTGACCTTGAGTTCTAGCTGCGCCATAACCTTGTGTAAATTTCCCTGTTGATGCTTTCATCATCTTACCTTTTCTAGCTTTTTGTTGTCCTGTAGTAACTTGATTTTTTTCTTCTTTAGTAACATCCGCTAACATTGCAACCGGTGAAACAGCTTTGATAGCTTTTTTCTTTTTTTTGTCACTTAACATTTTAGCACCAAGGAGTCCCATGGTAGCAATACCTAAAGCAGCTTTAATAGGTTTTTGTTTCATATTTGATTCGATGGCTTTTGCTCTTTTTTTCTCGTAACCAGATAATTTGCCATCTTTATCTAAGTCAGCTTTTTTTGGATTTTGTAACATTGTATCTCCTCCTGTACTCATTTTCATCAAATCAGCATGATAATCTTTTGTACTTGTTTTACTCAATTTACTTTTTAATGCTCTTGTTTTTGCTTTTTGTTCAGGAGTTCTTGTTGCAAGTTTGTAGGCTAGGCTAACAGTTTCAACTCCTGCAGCAACGGGTAATGCGGCTCTACTTGCAATTCTACCTATAGTTTTAAGTTTTCCAAACTTACCGGCTTTTTTAGTTGCACTAGCAAATTTAGCTGCACTTGGAAGTTTACTTGAAAGTTTATTCACAGTACCTTTTTTAAATAAAGATTCAGAAGCAATGCTTTTCATCATAGCCGTTTTACTTTTAGGTACTTTGTCTATTGCTTTACCAAGATAGGTATCTGCTCTTTTAAATAGTCCTTTTAATTTATCTGATAGTTTCTGTGCCATAGTTCTCCTAGATTTCTATCATACCACCATAATACTTCTTGGTAAAGGTGCTGACGTTATTTGGTTTTCCTCCAGGATTACCGGCTGCTCTCTTTCTTGCAACAGCAGAACGCTTTTCTGATTCTGTCATTCGGTTTGCTTTTGCAGCAGGCACGCATTTGGGGTACTTTCTTTTTGATCCACTTGCAGATTTTCTTCCACATTCTTTGTATCCTCCCCCTTTTTTAGGTGATCCTATATCGACCCATTTTTCGTTAAACCATTTTTTAAGACTCATTAAAATACGCCTTTAAAACCTTTACCCTTAATCGCTGCTCCCGTTCCACGTACCTCGCCTCCACACATGAGTTTAGTAGTAGTGTCAACTTTCATTGAATCAGAAGGTTCTTTAATTGAATATGGTTTCTTTTTTGGTTTTTTATAATTATATTTTTTTTCTTTTGGAAAATTATCTATTATTTTCTGAACATCTTTTTTAAGAGTTTCGACTGCTAAACCTTTATTAGCTTTCTTTGGTCCCCAATCTTTTCTTTTTGTACCTGATGGATCTTTAATTTTGCCTGCACATATTTTGCTTGCGTATGCATTTGCGTATGCTGACGGGTATACTTTGAATTTTCTTTTAGCTGCTGATTTGCCTCTTGCACATAATTTAGTCATGCAAGATTATAACATCTTTTGACTAGGCAGTAAATGTCTTGGCTAGGGGATTTTTCTTACGTTTGATAGCAAGTTTAACTTTTTTCTTTTTTTCTTTTTCGTCTCTTGCACCACGTAGTTTACCCTCAACTTGTTTTGATATCTGCGATCTTCCTATTGTCATGCTAAATCCTTTGCCTTTCCTATAACTGGTTTATACTTTGTTTTACCCTCAGATTTATATGCATGCAAGAACTGTTTTCTTGGTTGGTCAGGTGTATAGCTACAATGAATCCATCCGCTGTTAGGTTCACCTGGAGTGTAGAACTCGAGGATGAGCTGGTCATATGGAAGGTTTTTGTGAATCCAATCAGCTAATTCAGCGTTGTCCACACCAATACATTCGAAGTCTGCCGCCTCAGCTTTTGCATGTTGGCTGTTGATTGAGCTGCCAATTTTTAGGCAAAGCTGCTCGCTACGGAACCCTGACGTTACCTTTACTCTGCCAAAATGGTCACGTACCGGTTGCAGTATATTTTCACATAATGCTTTTAATTTTTCTATCTGACCTGAGTTTGGATTATTATTTATATCCAACCTAATGGCTGTATCTGATTTAATTAATTCTTGTAAACTAAAATTACGTGTTAATTCCATTATTACTCCAATATTAATTTTTTGATTGATTTACTACCATCGATATTCGACTCTAACTCAGCCATAGACTTTATACACTGATACTGAATATTATTATTTTTATTTGTTCTCATTGCAACTCTTTTACCTTTTAAACAATCCGACATAGACTCTTGGATTCTGTGTTCTTTAATCTCTCCGTTGACAATCATAAGTAAAGCTATAATCAACTCCATTAATGACCTCCGTTTGCTCTAACTTTGTCTTTTAATTCTTCAATATCAGCTAATGCTTTATCTAACTGTTCTCTTAAAAATTCTATATTAACTTTGTTAGTCATATTCATTTCTTGAGTCTGTTCCATTTTCTCAACAGATTTATAAAGATCCTCAATTAAAAATATTTGCTCTTGGTCTACGGGCACTTGTTCACTTTTTTTAAGCAAGTCATTTTGAAACAACTCACGTGATGTTTCTAACGATACTAACCTCGCAGTTAGCTCCGTATAAGCGAAAACGCCCATTGCGACTAGCAAGATCAGGCTAGCTACCGTTTTCATCGGCATCTGCACACGTGCCTCTTCTCCGATGTTTAATGGTTTGTTACTCATCTAGGTATATACCCTGGTTGTAAAAAAAGAGCTATTAATACAAAAGCTATAATCAAAGCACCTGTAAAGTAATAGTTCATTAATTTATACCTCATATTATTTCTTTTTCTTTTTTTTACTCTTAAACATATTATCAATCCAAGAAGCAGCTTTGTCTAGTGCACCAAAAAAATTATAGAAAAATTTATCAATCATTTTTATTACCATCATTTTCAAAAGATAAATCGTGTGCATATTCCTTATATTTTGAGTAAGTTCTTTTATTTTTTTCTTCTTTTTCAAACATTTCTTGTTCTTCCTTAAAACCATCCATTAATAAATCATTTACTGATTTTTCTTTCATTTCATAAAACATTTTATCGCTATCTTCTGTAACCATGTTGTTATCTTCTGCATCCCAATATGTAGTTTGAACTTTGTAGTCTGGCCAAGATGTATCAGTAGTATAACTATTAATGTGCCACAAAATACGATTATTAGGCTGAGCTGCATAGTTACCGTTAGAAAGTTCCAATATATGTGCGCACTTATGTTCTTGAGGTATTTCAGAATGTTCCGTATCCAAGATATTAACGTCAGGATGTGCCCAATCAATTGTGAATAGATATTTACCATGATAAAACTTTTTATCTAATCCAAGATATTTTCCTGCTACACCATCCAACCAATCAAAGCAAGTAACACTAGGCCAATAACTAAAACTGTTCCACAATTCCAGCTCGTGCGTCTGCATATTCGGCACATCGGCTCTATCATACGATTTTTGGAAAAACGCTGAGATAGGCAAACGCCAATAGCACGCACCATTTGGTAACATGATATTAAATAAGATTGCACGTCCTGAAATAGATGTGATGGCGAAGATAACACAGTCTTCACTTTCTCCCATATGTTCTTTAAGATCATAAAGATACTCCTTTCTTATTTTACAGTATATTGGAGGTATGTTTGAATTGAGATATGCCATGTTTATATTTTTCTCTCCAATAATTTTTTCTTTCTAGAATTCTAATTCTTTTTTCTAAATCATTGTATCCAAATAATTTTTTAAATAAATTTTTTAACATTTCCATCTTCGTCTTGCTTGTCTTATTCTTGAATTAGGATCATTTCTTGTTTTTGCAGAAGATCTCTTTAATTGTCCTAGTGATCTTGCACAATATGATTTTCTACGATTAGCAGCTTTTGATCCTTTTTTAACTTTACCTGTAACTGCAGTTTTAAGTTTTGATCCAGGATTAGCTCTTCTATAAGCAGCTACTCCAGCCTCAGTCATCCCTGCACCTTTTTCAGTAGGTCTATAATTTTTTTTATTTCTAGGTGGCATACCACCTTTTTTTAATTTAATTATATCTGCGTAATAATCTAAATCCATCTTACGTAAATGTAATTGTTACACCACCTGTCCCAGAAATAGTAGCATGAATACCATCTTCAAATAAAATACCATTACCTGGTAAATACATATCTAAACCTTCTTCTCCAAATAAATATGTTGCAATAATATCTCCTGTAGCACCACCACTTCTAAATATGATTGAACCACTTGCACTATTACCTTTAGCTTGAATAGAAGTTAATCTAGTTCTATTTGTTTTACCTGTACCACCAACGGCTACCATTTGAGCTGTAGCTGTTGCGTGAGCGACCGATTGGTCTGATGAAAAACTTGAGCCACCCATTATCCGTTACTCCCTGTTAAATTAGGACCAGAATATTTATCTGTTAATAATGTATACGCAGCAACATTAGTTTTTGTTTTACAAAAAATTCCTTTTGGAAATAAAATACCATCATCAGGAAAAGAAAAATTAACTAAATCACCTGTAGGTACATCTGCAATAAACATTGTATCTCCAGAATTTGAAGTTGTTGTTAATTCTAGAACTCCCGCTCCACCACCATCACTAGCAACAATAATTCCTTTTAGTCTTATTGGTTGTGCAATTATAGCGGATGCTCCTGCAGCAGCAGTTGATCTTGTAGCTTGTATATCACCTTTAAACATAAATCTCCTAGTTCGTGGCTCCCGAAGGAGCCACTAGTTTATTATTAAGCTATTGTTGCACCTTGAGTTGAACTTGCAATCCAACCAACAGTACTGTTCCAAACTAGAGTTGCTGACTCTCCTACTGCATCGAAAGTAATTGTAGTTCCGTTTGCAAAAGTAGTTGGAGTTAAAGTTCCATCTCCACCGTCAACAATCATGTTAATGATTTTAATTTGACCTGAAGTTGTACCATCAGCTAAAGTTAATGCATCAGCTCCAGTAGTAGTTAACTCAGTTACTAAGTTAGTTAAATCAACCGCACCAGCACCTGATAAAGATTGAACACCACCTCTAATAGCTTTTCCGTAAGAAGCGTTAGATGTGATTGCACCTGTTGATGTATTTTTTGTTATAGATTCAAAACCATTTTCCGATCGGACTGGTCCTGTAAATGTAGTATTTGCCATAATATTTTCTCCTGTATAGCGTTAAGTTTTGTAGTCTCTATACCGTCTGCCTAGTCAGTCTACAAAATAATTTATTTTCTAGGTCTTTTTATTATACATAAAAAAAGGGGCGATGTGAACACCGCCCCTTTTAAGTAATACTAATTGTATTATTTATTAACTAGTTGGTAGATTTCCATTACCAAATATTGCTCTAGGATCTGAGAATCCAAAAGAATATCTTTCTCTAGCTTTAAATCTTACGTTACCA